AAAAGCTTAAAGGAATTACATGGTTGGGCACCCAAAGAGTTCACACCTACTGGTGAACCTAAGATAGACGAGACTATACTTGAGAGTCTTGAGTATCCTGAAGCAAAACTAATGGCTGAATCATTACGACTGAATAAAATGATTGGTCAACTATCTGAAGGTAAGAATGGCTGGTTACACATGGAGAAAGAGGGTAGGTTACATGGGTCGGTCAACACTATGGGCACAATCGCCTCTCGTTGCTCTCACACGCACCCTAACTTGGGTCAAGTGCCAAGTGTCAAAACACCCTTTGGCAAGGAATGTAGACAATTGTTTTACGCACCTGAAGGGTTTGATCTTATGGGATGTGATGTATCAGGTCTTGAAGCTCGTGTTATTGCTCACTACCTTACTAGGTATGACGGTGGTGTATTCGCTAAGACTCTTCTTGAAGGAGATATACATACTGATAATCAAAAAGCTGTTGGATTGGCTACTCGTGATGAAGCGAAAACTTTCCTATACGCTATTTGTTATGGGGCAGGAGTTGCCAAACTCGGTCAGATCGTTGGTAAAGGTCCGAAAGAAGGGCAAAAAGTAAGGGATAGGTTCTTTAAAAAGTTACCTGCTTTCAAAAAGTTTCGTGATGATGTTATGAAGAAAGCAGAGACAGGGTACCTACGTGGCCTGGATGGTCGTAGGGTACCTGTTAGATCCACACACTCTGCACTCAATACACTTTGTCAGTCGGCAGGTGCTATTATCTGCAAGAGATGGGTTGTGGAGTTTCATAAAATGATGCAGGAACAAGGGTATACAGAGGGTACTGATTACCAACAAGTTGCCTTTGTGCATGATGAAATACAAGTTTTAACAAAGAAAGGACTTGGAGATGACATCGGTGAAACAGCGGTACGTGCAATTGGAGTTGCAGGGGATTCTTACGGAGTCCGATTGCCACTCACAGGAGAGTACAAAATTGGAAGAAACTGGGCAGAAACTCATTAATGATTATGAAGACGAGGCTCAGTTGCATTTAAAAGATATTTATGAAAATGAAACCAAAGATCGAACAGCTACTGATTGATGGTGATATACTGGTATATAAAAACACATCTGCGGCTGAGTGTGAGATAGATTGGGGTGATGACTTCTGGACTTTACACTCTGATTTCAAAGGGGTGAAACAGATGTTGGACACAGAGTTACATCAGTTACGAGAGGATTCTGGTGTAAATGAGTTGTCAATATGTTTCTCTAGCCCGAATAATTTTAGGAAAAAAATTCTGAGCGATTATAAATCCAATCGTTCAGGTATTCGCAAGCCTGTGTGCTTTAACATTGCCAAAGACTACCTTCGTGAACAATATGATGCCTTTGAATCTAATTGGCTTGAGGCTGATGACTTAATGGGTATTAAGAACACAATGTTTCCAGAGTATTGTTGCATTGTGTCGATAGATAAAGATCTTCTCACAGTTCCAGGGTATCATTGGGACTTTGATAAGAAAGAAATCTTTTTTATAGATCAGGCTACAGCAGACTACAATTTCTACATGCAGACTCTTACTGGAGACACTACAGATGGGTACAAAGGGTGTCCAGGGATAGGTAAAGTAAAGGCACAACGTATACTTGATAAAGCCATAGAAGAAGATAAGGATATGTGGGATGCAGTTGTAGAGACTTATGCTAAAGCTGGGTTTGGACATGAGTATGCTATAGATCAAGCACGTATGGCATACATATTACGTAAAGAACAGTACGAAGGACTTGACAAGTACCCTAAACTATGGTATCCTAGTGATGAAATCATTGAAACAACGTGAACAGATGGCTGATTATAATAGGGATCAGATGGATAGAGATGAGAAAACAGGAAGAAGAGTATTAGGACAATACGATCCACAGATGAGATACGTGGATACACTAGGTCTTGATCCAGAAGGTGAGCAATCATTTGGTAATGCTAAGTTTGTTGAGGAACTTAAAGATTATCATAACAGACAGTTTGATGATATAACAAACCCTGAGCATTATTGTGCTGGGTTTCAGATTGAGCCTTTGGATTACATTTTGAAGAATGGTCTTGACTTTTTAGAAGGGAATATTATAAAGTATATATCTCGCTACGATATGAAGGGGGGAGTGAAGGATCTGAATAAAGCAAAGTTTTATTTAGAGAAACTGATTGAACGTGAGACTCGTAAGAATGAGTCCTGAGTTCCGTGATTATATTTTAACCAAATTTGAAGAGTATGTATTCGTGACACTACCAACGCAATATCAACAATTTATTCATCTGTCTCGCTACTCTCGGTGGGACTATGAACAGGGTAGAAGAGAGACATGGGAAGAAACAGTAAACAGATACTTTAATTTCTTCAGCAAGAAACTAGACATTGACTTTACATCTACACAGACACTACGTGATCTCGTGGAAGCAGTCAAGAATCTGGATGTTATGCCTAGTATGAGATGTCTCATGACAGCAGGTCCAGCGTTAGAAAAAGAGAATGTAGCAGGGTACAATTGTTCCTATGTTCACATAGATTCTCCACGCTCCTTCGATGAGATTGTATACATTCTTATGAATGGGACAGGTGTAGGCTTTAGTGTAGAGGAAAAGTACACAAGTAGACTACCTGTGATTCCAGATAAGCTACATAAGACTGACACAAAGATCACAGTACGAGATAGTAAACTTGGGTGGGCAAAAGCATTCAAGGATCTGATTGCTCTGTTGTATGCAGGAGTGATACCTGATTGGGACATGAGTAAAGTGAGACCTGCTGGTTCTGTATTGAAAACCTTTGGAGGCAGAGCCTCTGGACCAGAGCCACTAGAGTCTCTATTTAATTTCACAGTACGTACATTTGAATATGCAAGAGGAAGAAAACTCAAACCAATCGAATGCCACGACATCGTTTGCAAAGCAGCAGAGGTTGTGGTCGTTGGTGGGGTTCGTAGGTCTGCTCTTATTAGTATCAGTGACCTTGGCGATGAACAAATGCGGAAGGCGAAAAGTGGTAGATGGTGGGACGAACACCCACACAGAGCACTCGCAAACAATTCAGCAAACTATCACTCCAAACCAGACACAGGAACATTCCTTAATGAATGGACTTCCCTTTACGAGTCGAAGTCTGGAGAACGTGGTATCTACTCATCAAAAAACTCTCAGATTCACACAGAAAAACTTGGAGATCGAAGAGATGCTAGAGAAGACTTCGGTACCAATCCATGTTCCGAAATCATTTTACGATCCAGAGAATTCTGTAATTTATCAGAAGTAGTAATTAGAGAAAGTGATACCCTTGCAGATATAAAAGATAAGATTAAATTTGCAACCATATTAGGTACCTTGCAGTCTACATTAACCGACTTCAAGTACCTTGGTTCCGAATGGAAGAAAAACTGTGAAGAAGAAAGGTTACTTGGTGTCTCATTGACTGGTATTATGGACAATGAATTAACGGCATTTCCTGAACCTAAGATGCTAGAGGACTTCAAGGCAGTAGCAGTTAAAGCTAATAAAGAGTGGGCTAAAAAAGCTAATATTAATCCATCATCAGCTATTACCTGTGTGAAACCTTCGGGTACAGTAAGTCAACTCTGTAACTCAGCATCTGGTATTCATGCAAGGCACTCTGAGTATTATATACGTAGGGTCAGGATGGATAAGAAAGATCCTTTATGTAAGTTTATGCAAGCAAAAGGATTTCCATGTGAAGAAGATGAGATAAACAACTCTAATATGGTGTTTTCTTTTCCAATGTATAGTCCTGAAAAATCAGTTAAACGTAATGATATGTGTGCAATAGAGCAACTAGAAACATGGAAGATGTATGCTGAACATTGGTGTGAACATAAACCTTCGGTTACTATTTCAGTTAAAGAAGATGAATGGGTAGACGTAGGTGCTTGGGTGTATGATAATTTTGACAGTATATCTGGTATCTCTTTTCTACCACAAAGCGATCATATTTATCAGCAAGCACCATACGAAGAATGTGATGAGCAGACATACATTGAACTCGTAAGCAAGGTACCCATGATAACATGGAGTGAACTAAGTGAATATGAAAAAGAAGATTATACCACAAGTTCACAGGAACTAGCTTGTACTGGAAACGCATGTGATATAATATAACCCATTTATGGACTAAAACTATGGTTACACAAGAACTAATAAATTATTTAAAGAAATACTACCCTAATCATATCCCTATGGGAGATGTAAATGGTAATCAATTATCATTCTTACAGGGTCAACAATCAGTAATACAACGATTAGAACAAATACTAGAGGAGGATAATGGGAGGTCTACTGGGATCAACTCCGACAATGCCTGAGATTAAAATGCCACCCCCTCCACCCCCTCCTGCTCCAATGGATCAACCAGAGGTAGTAGAGGCACAGTTGGAAGCTGGTGCTCCATCAGAGAACAAGAGCAAAAAAGAACCCACTGGTAAACGATACCGAGCAAGAAACAGAGGTTTGGGTAAAGGTGGTGGAAGCAAAAAATACAAAGGTGGTGGACTCAACACAGTCTAGGTTACTAGCTATATACATTAAACGTATAGAAACCTCAGAAGAACTTGAGGAACTATATGAAGTGTGTAAATCCACCAATACTTATCCGATATTTCCTACTCACATTGCTCTAAAGAATGATAAAATAATAGGATGCTTTAGTATACATAGTCCTACAGTATATTGGTGGATGAACCCAAGTACAGTAACTATAAGAGAATCACTACCTATCTTTCAAGCATGTGATACACTCATGTCTGAGCGTGGTTATAGTAGTTATATTATACCATGTGAACCTGAGTCTCCTTTCTTCGGAATCTTGTCTAAAAGACTTGACACAGTAAAGACTCAGGGTGGTGATGATTTTAAATTATTTCTAAACAAAGGATAACATGGGTGGCACAGTTGGAGAAAGACTGGGTACTAAAGAAGTTGCAGAAGGTGCTCAACGTAGAGCACAAAATTTTTATCATAAAGAAATGGCAGGTGGTATAGAAGAAACAGGAAATCATTGGGGAAGGCAAACTGGTTTGCTAATGGATGGGGTAAATAATGCCGCTAATGAAACCATGAAATGGTTTGAGAGAAACACACGATCTCTTAGACCGCAAGATAGTGGTAATAATAACCAAGAAGCTCAAACTGCTTCAGCTAATTACACAGGTCAAGCTAGTACACAAAAGTCAGGCTCAGGTAAACGTGGCTCTGGTAAGTTGACCACTACTGATAAGAAAAAAGGTAAGGGTAAAAGAGCACTTACAATCCAAAAATAACATATTGCTAGAGCATGACAATTGTTTAGAATAGTAAAAGAAAAAGAGATAGCAGAAAAGTGGGATAATGTATTCCAACCTGCTGTACACTTGGCTCTAAATTCATCTACTGGTGCCCAGGAAACTATTGGATACCATGAAGATGCTCTTAAAAATATATTTAAAAAGCTAACGAATCCCTTTAATGCAACTATGCAACTCTGGGTATCAGAGAGTGATGATATTGATTATGTTGTACTAACCCAAGTTCAAGTTTGTGAATTTACTGGTAGACAATCTTTATTATGGTTCTCTTTTACTAGATTAAGAGACATAGATGCAATGACTATGCTTCAAGCGTACCAAGAAGGGGAACAAGTGTTAAAACAATTTGCCAAAGATAACAATTGCGAAGGAATCTCAGGATATACCGATCTTGAATACTTTAAAAAGAGAGTACAAGAGGATTGGCCTGATACAGCAGTTCGTTATTTTTTTTATCTACCAATAAAATAAAATGGACTTATTAAACTTATCTAGACCATGGGATTGTGAATCATTTCCAAAATCTAAAACCATCTGCTACGGAGGTGGCGGAGGTGGAGGTGGAGGAAACCCTATTAAAAAGATTTCTGATGCTGTAAGTGATAACACACCAACTATTAAAGTAGAACCTCCAAAACCACCACCCCCACCTAAAATCCCAACTTTAGATGAAGTTAAAGAGGCTGTAGCTAAATCTGATGTAGGTAAAACAGCAACAAAAATTCATGAAGAGATTGGAAAAGGAACCGAGCATCTTAAAAAAGAAGGGCAAAAATTAAAAGAAGGTGACTTCTCTTTAAAGAGAGCAGTTCAAGGAACAGCTTCTGGTGCAGAAGAAACATTTAAGAATTCTGATGTAGGTAAAACTGTTAAAACTATTGCTGATAAGTCAGGATA